AACCGTACCTGTTCCTGCGTAAAGTGTGCCAGCGTTTGCGCCACCACTACCTGCACTGCGAACAATGCCGCGATTTATACGCAGATAAGATTTTGTGGTATTAACAGCCGTTTGCCCGTTCAAGGTGACAACTTCGTTTATTTCGTTGTAATCGGCGTCTAAGCCAAAAACCTCTACTGTTCTTGCACCTGTTCCCGCAGAAGTATCATCGGTGGAACTGCTTGATAAAGTCATTACTGTTGCTGATGCAGGATAAGCGTATAAACCACCTTGTTCCCAGATGGTTTCTTTTGTATCTCCAACAACAGCGTTGTAACCAAACTTAAACACAGTTTTGTGGAATGATATTTGACCCCGAGAAACTTGAAGCTCAAAAGGTTCCGAAGTTCCAACTCTTGATATAGAACTAATTTCTCGTGTCATAGTGTTTTACGCGTGGAATATTGTCATATTGGTGAATACTTCATCAGTTCCACCGGTATATGTCACATATATGCCTTGATCAAACATAAGTCCCTCAGCAGGAATTGTTACGTCTCTCTCAGCAGTTGCACTAGCTACAGTGCCTAATTTCATGATTTCAGTACCAGCGGAGCCGTTCGTTAAAAACGTTATTACTCCACCTGTAGCTGAATTCACTATAAAAGCACCTTTTAATCTAGATCTTCCAGCAAAAACAACATCTGCAGCCCCTGCAGCATGTCCTATAGACACGTTTGCCGCGGGTTGTGCTGATATTTCTGCTGCAGTGACTGTTTTAAAATACTTCGTCCCTGCTGTAGTAGTAGCAGAGCCGGGTAAAGTGATTGTCTCGGTGATTGTATCGCCATCTAAATCAGTTCCTGTAATAGTTACTGTTTTAGTTCCATCACTCGCGCCAGCGGTAGTTACTGTTAAGATCCGAGCCGCAGCAAAAGTAGCAACACCACCGGATGCATCTGTACCATCTATTGTAAAGTCTGTGTTCGGCTGAGCTGCAGCTGCGACAGAAGCATTATCTGCCGCATTCAAGTCAGCTTCAATGAACACGGATTTAATGTCTGATCCGGCCATTGTTATCTCCTATTACTGGTCTGCGAATGCAGGTGCTGTAGCGCCTGTTACTGATCCCCAGATGTACCAGTTAGTGCTGTCTTTAGCCATGATGTTAATTACAGCAGAACCTGGAACGTTTACTTGAACTTTACTGTTAGAAGAAGCATTAGCAAAAACAACAGAAGCTGCACCATCGTCAGTGTCATTAAATGCCACATTTCCAATGAAGTAGTTTGTGTCTGATCCTGCATCTACAATAAAGTCTGTAGCATCAGCAGCTTCACCGCCATATACAAAAGTAAATGAAGCGCCTGCTACTGGACTAGGTAGTGAATAAGTGTTGTCTTGACTGCCGTTTGGAACGACTAAAATTCGACCACTATGTGTCGCGTTAGTCAAAGTTACATTACCATCTGCTAGAGCTACTGGAGCTCCTCCATATGTAGAAATTTCTGTGATTGCGCCGGTAGTGCTGTTCTTACTAACGGATTTAAAACCGTTTTCCGAACGAACCGGACCGCTAAAAGTAGTGTTAGCCATGATTTTCTCCTGTCTAGGCAAATGTCAGTCCCACCGTGGGACTGTCAGGGACAGATTAACTATAGCTTAAAAAAGAAGGGGCGACAACTGCCGCCCCTTCATAGTTATCAATAAGTTTTACCTTATTTACTAACTTTTTACGCCGCTCCTGGAGTACCAAATACTGAACGCCAGTCGGATACACCGAAGCTGTAACGCTCACGAGCCTTAAAGCGCATATTTCCAGTGTCAAAGTCACCTTCCATACCAGTCTTAATAGGGCTACGGTTGAAGTATTTGAAGCCATTAGGGGCATCAGTCTTGATGAAATACGCATCGCTATCAGTCAAGAAATGGTTGACTACTGCGCCATCAGGCAGCATACCCATTGATTTAATAGCGTTAGTATCGTTATCAGCTGTGCCGCTGCGTAAGTTGCTGTTGATTACACGCTCAGCAATGAATTGTAGCTCTTTAGGAATGATTAGTTTCATACCACGAACTGCAATCTTTAAGCCACGCTCATCAGTCAAACCAGCAATGTCAATTAGCATCTGCTCAAGAGAAGTCTCGTTGAGGTCAGCTGGTGTAGCCAAAATGTTACTTTGGTTACCTGACAAAGAAGGATGAGAAGCTGAACAAAGCGCCGCACCGTCACCAATTGGTGAACCAGTTGAGAAAGCGTTGTTCAAGATTGCTGCAGCCTTGATTTGCTTAGTTTGAGCCATAGAGCGAGCTAGGGCTTTAGTGTAACGTGAAGCTAGACGATCATAGAGATTATCTTCAATAGCTTCTTCAGTAATTGAGAAAGCTAGTGCGATAGTGTCATGAGTGTATCTAGCTGTGTAAGTTTCTTGAGCATCGTCAAATTGGATGGCTGTGCCTTCACCTTTGACTGGAGCTGTTGAGAAACCACCAAGCATTACTTCTTCTTCAAAAGCTCGATCAGAACTTTCTTCTTCGAAGATTTCAGCATGCTCATTTTCGTAGCGATCGTACTCTAAACCGAACAAAGCATTAAGTCCGGGTTCTAGCTCTTTCGCTAATTGTGCGCGAGAAATTGCCATTATTTATCCCCTATCCTTAAATACCAGTTGAGTCGGCAGTAGTCTGTGAATCAGACGACGACGCTGGTGAGTTGAAATGGAAGTTAAAGCGAACTACAAAGTTTACGCCAGCTGCATCGTAATCAAGGTTAGCTTCATCAGTTGATAAGCCAACGATACGCATAGCTAGAGTAGCAGTAGTAGCTGCTGTACTTATGTCCAATTGTGCTGTAGAGCGTCCGTTATCTGTAGAACCAGACGTTGCAGTAGCTAAAGAGCAGTTTGAGAAAACATCTGCTAGAGCTGTTGCACGGTCAGTTACAGACTCATCGGCTGCTACCATGAACAATTGGTTAGGGTTGTCGGCCACAAAAGCTTTAACAGGGAAGTTTGTGTCAACACTTACGCTGTTAGCTCCAGGCCAGTAGTTTTTGAATACAGTCTTCTTAGAAGCTGAATCAACATATTCCACGCCCATTAGGACTCCAAGGAAAGGCACTGTACCACCGTTAGCATTTCCGCAAATATCAATTACACCCGCAGCCAAAGGAATGACTGGTGAGTACTGATAAATAGCGTTAGTGTTAGCGGCGGCAATCTCATACTGAGTTACACCAGTAGAGTTTGCTGCACTTCCATTAAGGCCAATAGGACGTAGACCGAATGACGTGTCTTGGTTTGCCATTAATCTATTCTCCTAATACGGCGGCCCTTATTTATTTTTTCGGACCACCAAAAGTTACACGAGATTGACGATCAGGGTTACTGATTGTCATCGTAGAATGTGCATTCTCGCGCATCATGTCGTGATCAACAGCTTGCATCTGGTCCTGACTTCTAGCATTGAAGTATTCAGTTCTTTCCGCAATTGTCTCCTCCGGTATACGTGCGAGAAGCAGTCCGCCTACTCCAAACACACCTTCATACTTACCTGATTCAATAACCGGGGCTTCGAAATCAGGATATTCGTCTTGACGAACTAATTCCCAGCCTTCGCGCATCTTGGCGCTTACGTTCTTTGTATCGTCGAAACCACGGGTTTCAGCCCTGATCCAACGATGCTTAAAACCATCCGGTGCAGGTGGTGCATCTAGCATAGAGGGTGGAGCCCACGGCTTACGCTGTGCCGTCTTACTCCTACTTGTGTTTGCGCGGGAGGTGCGATTGACCCCAGATTTAGTGATTTTTGAATCATTTGTCTCTTCAGTCATCGTCTTATCCTTTCACGTATTTCGCGTATTCTTCTAGTGGCACTCCCAATTTTTTCGCTATTGCGACTTGGCTCTGGGAGAGTCGAACCTTTCTACTACCTTGGCGCCCTGTACTGCGACTATTGGAAGCGACTGCTTGGGCGGGACGCTTTTTACTTCCTTCGTCGGTCTTATTAAATTTATGCGGAAACTCTTCAGTTATCCGTTTATTTAATTCATTGTAGTAGTCATCTGTCTGCGGGTCAAATCCTTCAGACTCTACTAATTTTTTATGAATACCAAATGCGGCATAAGTCATAGCCTCATCTTGACCAAACCATTCGTTTTCTTCAGCCCATTTTTGAGCTTTAGCGTCCGGTTTAGCAGGTTGTTGTGCTTGTTGTTGATACTGCAGTTGCTGCCTAGACTGCTCCATTAAAGCCGCTTGCTGTTCCGCATAACGTTGCTGCTGAATTTTGGCCTGAGCTGCTCGATCATGCTCGATCGATAAAGCTGTTATTTTTCTTTGCAATTCAACAACTTTAGCCGTATCGCCAATATCCATAGCATTAGCCATTTCACGTTCAGCAGACTCTAATTGACTGTTAACCCGTTCACTATATTCATTCACATAGTTTTGATCTAAGCTGCCCATGCGGTTTTTAAGCTCTTCCGCTTCTTTTTGAACCGCTTGTGCATAACGCAAAGCTTCTTCACGCTCACGCTCAGCTGTGCGCATTTTTTTAGTTAGCTTATCTATGCGTTTTTGAGTGCTACTTGCTGCCTTTTCAAAGCTGTCTTCCTCTTCTGCTTTTAAAGGCTCTGCTTGTTCTTCAGCTACTTCAACTGAATCATCCAAGCCATCACCTGGAATTTCAATTTCCGTCTCTTCTTCCATACCGGAATCGAGCTGAATCATATTTTCTTCTTTATCTTCTGCCATGGTTTACCCCTAAAAATGAAGAATGTCTTCTGGATCTAAAATACTTGCTAAGATTTCATCATCGTTCAAAATCCTAACTTCGCCGCCATCTATGTTGAACCTAGATCCCGCATATCTAGCAAACATCACCCAATCGCCTTCTTTACACCAAGGCTCTCCAGGAAATTTTTCAGGATCTTTGTAGGCTAATTCACCTACTTTAAGTACATAGCCCACTTGTGTAGAAACTTGGTTTTGTTCTATTACCTGCTCCGGTAAAGCAATGCCACCTTCGGTCATTCCTTTTCCTCGATACGGTAATATCAAAATACGCCAGCCGGTAGGCTTAGGCATTCTTTCTAACAATGAGGCATCTAAAAGGGAGGGATCCAGCTTCTTAGGTTTAGGGTTTTCTGAATAAACCTGTTCTAGCGTGGTCTTTTCGGTAGTGTTGTCTACCAATGGTTCAGCTGCTGTTGTCATCTTGTTGCTCCTGTTTTTCTAGCAGGCTCTTGAGTTCCTGTTCAATGAAAGTGATGCCATTGATATTTCCAATAAGTTCTCGGTAATGCTCCATATCTTTCACATTTCCGTAAACCATAGATTCGGCTATCACTTGGCGTCGCTCTTCAATGATCCTTAAGATTGCTTCCGCAATGTATATATTGCTCATGTATATATGTGATTTTGAAAAGTTGCGCTTATCCTATCATATGTTAGTTTTACAATACTAGCGCTTTATTTCAAAATGAGGCGCATCAATAAAAGGTACTTTACCTTCAGCTCTTCGTAAATCAATATAATCGGTATACGCTTCTTCAAAACTCTTTTCCCAATAGCGTATGTCTGGAAGGTGCCACGCAGCTCCCCAACGAATACCTAAGTCTAATTCTCTTGCAGCAAGTGCTACCGCAGTGGCTATTTCATCATAAACAGGTAATTCCCATGAAATATTTCCGTTTATATAGGCAACTAAATCGACAGCTTCCCCGTCTAAATGCCTACTTTGTAAAGTTTTACTCGCACCGGAAGCATAAAGCTTTCTTTGTTCTTCAATTGTGCGCAATCCACAAGATACCCCAAAGTCTACTTCAGTTATCTCTATTGCACGATGAACAACCTGAACTAGTGTTTCATCAACACCTTCTAATCTTTTTAGAGATCCTTTCGATAAGTAGAAAGCCATAATTATCCTTTTTATCTTTGTTCATTGAATTGTGCTGGTAAACAAGCCGCACCATAATCTAATATCGCACCATCTTCTTTCATCTGTTCTAGTTTAGTTGCTATGACGTTTATGTCTGGACACTCTTTTTCTATTGTAGTCTTGTGGCTTACTTCTCCATTTAGATTTAATATAACAACAATCACGATGGCGATTTTCATTTCTTCATCATGTTTTTAATTGATTGGATGCCAAAGCTGGCCGCGAATACTACACCTACGGCGGTCTTATAAAAGTCTGGCATCTTCTCAAGCGCTTCAAATCCACGCATGACAATTTCTTCATGCCCGGTAAACGCAAGGATTAGTGGTATTGATACTAAGATTGTTAGCCATTCATCTTTCCAGCTCTTATCACTGGCTTCTGCCATAGCCTGATTCCATTCCAGCTCCCCTGCGGCAACCTTCTTGGCTATCTCTGCTTTGGCTTTTGTTATTTCAAGAGTAGCTTCTGACTTGGCCCGGCTGGCTTCTACTTTGCCACCCACCCATGTCTTAGCGACTTCTGCTATTGGCCCTATCAACATCTGCAACATTAGTGATTTCTCTCCTTATGCTCTTTCATCTTTTCTTCGAGCAAAGTTAAGCGATTCAATGTTTCCATATACTTGAGCATAAATTCTTCACGAATAACCTGACGCTGAAATGCGTTTTCTGGGCTAGGTACTACCTGACCATCCGGGCTAATCAGTTGCATTAGTTTTGATTCTGCTTGGTACATACGATTCTCGATACCATTAATACTGGTGATAAGAAACCCTATCGCCGCGAGCAATACCGGAATTAACGATGTAATGATAGCCTGTATATTCATTATCTAAGCTCATATTTTTTACGCTTTTTTTGTTTGCCAGCGGTAGCCAATGCAATAGCAACAGCTTGCTTTTGACCTTTACCTTCTTTTTTTAATTTGCGTATATTAGCGCTGACTGTCTTAGAACTTTTACCGCTCTTCAAGGGCATTTTAGCAGCCCTTATAACTTCCGCCACGCTTAGCCGCACCCATACCACGAGCAGTCATGACTTTCATACCGTCGCCCATAGGAGCATCTGCAGTTTTGCCGTAAGGAATTTTGCCTTGGCCTTCAATATCCGCATATTCTGTAGCTTTAGGCGCTGCACCTGGCTTGTTTGTTACAATCTTTACTTTACCCATTATTGGTTGCCTCTTTGTTTAAGTAGTTCACGTTGTATGCCCGCATCAATACGCGCCTGTGTTTGTCTTTCTTGACTTGCTAGTCGTGCGTCAAACTGATCTTGACGTTGCTGAATCTTCTGTTGCTCTAATTGTAACTTAGCTTGGTCTAGTTGTGCATCCGCTTGTTCTGCCTGAGCGTCTAACTGAAGCTCTTTCTCTTTCAATTGAACTAATGGATCCGGACCTTCGCCTGCAATCTGACCGCTGACTTGCTTCACTTCCTGCATGCCTTCGGCTACAAACTGAGCAGTTAATGCTGCGATCTCTAATTCTTGCTGAGCGGGGTCTACCTGTATATATTGATCCTGACGGCCCTGCATCTGCTGCATATACTGAGATACCGCCTGCTCCTTAGCACCAATCTGAACATGCTCCATAACATGCTTTTGCAATGACATAGCCATGGCAGGAATCTGACTAACCATAGGTGAAGAACCAAAGACTAAATGCGCCATAATATGAGCACGATGATCCTGACCTTCAAATGCCTTCAACGGCACGGTATCCAATGCATCAATGTTTTCTTGTGCTGGATCCTTCGGCATAGGCTCTGCATCCGGCATCCTGCGTAAAATACGATCAGTATCTCTTACACCCAATGCATGGTACATATCGCTATATACTTCATGCAAATTATGTAATTCAGGGGCTGATTTAGCTAATTCAAGCTTAGCTTGCGCCAACGCAATACGCTGAGCCTGACTAAATATGTTTGGATTGGATACAGGAACAACATCTACACGATCATCAAAATCTTCTGCCTTGATGCTTGAATCACGACCCTCTACTGCATACGGATATTCTGCCGGTAAACTCTCCGCCATAACACGTGCCAGTAACTTGAACTCACAACGCATAGCATAATGTAAGCGCTTGTGTACCGCAGACATCACGCGGGAACCTTGCTCCAACATCGCTACAGTAGTGCCTACCGCCGCTTGCTGATTACCGTCACCTACTTTCAAATCAGTAATGGTCGCAAAGCGTTGACCCGCTTGAACAACAAAACCTAATAGTTGATACAACGTCTGATCCGGACCTTTGAAAGGTAACGGCATCAACGAATCACGGATCGCGCCTCCCGGTGCATCTACATCCCTAAACTCACCCGGTTGCAACGGCTCGTCGTCATCACGTATGCGCATGCCACGTGCTTTAAATCCTGCCGGTAAATTAGACAATGTGCCCGCATCAATTAACTGACGTAATGCAGCAGTCGCTGTGCGAGACAAACCACCAATTGTATGAATCAAGCCTAATCCGTAAAAACCAAATCCGGGTAAAAACTTATAGTGAACAAAATAATTAATCTTCTTCTTCGACGGATCGTCTTCACGATAGTTACGACGGATCGATAACACCTGACCTGTGTCTTGTGAAATCGTTACAATGTAAGGAATCTTGATGCCGGTTGGATCGCCGTCCTCATCAGTATCCTCAAAGCCCTCTAAATCTAAATCAACATGACACTCCATTAAATTACAATCGTAATCAATGTCGCCGTTATACTGACCACTAATCTGTTGCTCAATCTTGTCTATCTCGTTCATAGACGCTTGGGCCGCGGTCACCGGTACGTCACGATAAAATCCTGATAGCTGCTTCTTGCGCAAATCATTCATCGTAATCGTAAATACTTGCGTCACATTCGGACAGGTATCTAGATCAGTCGTGTTGTAAGGAACAACTAACTTCTCCGCCGGTACAAAACTCGATACCGCACGATCTAATACCTCATCATAATAAACTTTCTTAAACGTACTACCCGCCAACGGCAAGTAAAATAACATCTGATCCATGTCTGGCGTGTAATCTTCCATTACATCTGTGATGTAGTAATTCATAAAATCACTTACACGCTGTGCCTGCTGTTGCTTCTCCACAGACTCCTCACCAATAATCGCTGTACGAACAGGACCACCAGGAGGTAATAATTCATTGAACGCTTGCGCTTGAAACTGAGTCGCAGCCTCTGCTAACAAAGGATGAGTCACGCCCGTCGCACCACGGAACGGCTCTGTGCGCTCTTCATAATTTAATCCAAGTAACTCTAAACCCTCAGCGTATGCATCTTCCCAGTCCTGACGCGCTGCTTTGTTGCTATCAAATTCTGATACTAATTCACTGCCTATGGACTGCAGCTCACGCAAAGATACTTTTTCTGCTAGGTTTTCATAAAAATCGCCAGAAGTGTCTGGCATTTCGTTGGGATCAAAATCAACCGTTACCCCACCGTCCTCTTCTACTGATATCTCTATCTCATCGCCAAAATCATCTGTAATAAACTTCGGCTCAAATGCATCAGGCATTTCCAGCTCAACTTCAGCGGCTAATACCTTATCGTCCAGCTGGGACGGTACGTTTTTTTCAATCGCCATATTTTTATCCGGTTAATTTCTAAACATATTCTGAGCTATTGGAGCTAATCCTGCAACTCCGCCGTCTGCAAAATCAGCAACTTCAGTACCTTTAATCTCAATCTTATCGGGATCAAAAATAACATAGGCATCGCTTGGTTCTCCCGCTAAACCTATTTTAACTCTATTTCCAATAAGGCCCAGTTCACTTAACTTTTTGCTCGCGGCATCTTGGCTGCCATAAAGATCTGTCAAATGACGATAAAAAGCCCTTCCATTAACGTCAGACCCATATCGTTTTAAAAAGCCCGTTTCCTCGGCAAGATCTAATAAAGCTTTCCTGTGTTTTGACGGTTGGTTGTATATGTTTGAGTTAAAGTCAAAAAAGTCGTCTTTTGTTTCTTTTAATGCAATATCGTAAATATACCCAGTTCCTGAACCGTCAAACTCTATATCAGCATACTCCAAATCGTCATAAAGCTGCTGAGGCATGTCACTAAAATCAACGTCATTTAGCGCACGATTTATTTTCATCGAGCTACCGTCACTAAAAATAAATCGCGTCGTATTTGCAGCGGTATCAATAAACTTGCGTACCGCGTTTTCAGCTGCATATCCTATGGCATTTACGCCTTCTGAAGGATCTAGATATATGTCTTCAAATTGCTTTGCAATATTGTCATATTCTACAGGACGATTAAACGCATTTCGTCTCGCATATCCTAAAGCAGTGTCTATGTCGTCAGTACCATATACACCGGGACCCGCTATACCAGTCTCACTGCGTCGAAGCTTATCAAATAAGGCCCCTGAGCCGTGTTTTAAGTTGAAAGCACCTATTAAGCCGGGTAACTGACCAGGGCCCGCGGCTAATCCAGCAACGCCCGCAGAAGGACCCACTACGTTCATTAGTCCCTCCATCAACTCTTCGTCAGCCACTGATATACCACTTAAAGAACGATCCAAAGTCGACAGACCACGGCCAATGCCTCCTGTAATACCGCCCGCTAAATCAAACTGACTTTCACCTGTTTCTACGTTAGTGCTTATAGGCAAAATCATGCCGTACTCATAGCCAGGCTTTTCGGAAACATCTTTTTCAAACTGAGAAGAATAAAGCATGCCATCTATTTCAGGCCGCTCAAAATATCCTGCAACACCGCCGTCTTTTTTAAACTCTACTTTCTCTTCTTCAGTTAATGCGTTATAAAAACGATCGTTTAAATTACCTTTAATCTTAAGTGCACTCTCTTGAAGATTAGACTCATCGGAACTCGTAAAGCCCCTATCTACTATATTAAACGCATCTTCAAGCCTACCTTCACCTAATAATTTGACTATTGAAGGTTGATCTACATAGTTGATATATTGTTTTTCTGCCATTCTAATCATTTTAGGATCACCTGAACGCCTTGCTCTAAGTACATCAAGAGCACGCACACCCTCTTCTTCTTGGCTATAATTTAGTCCACTAATTAAACTATGTATGCCTTCGTGAATCGGAGTGGTTTTATCAAATTTTCCCGTAACAAAAATCCGTCTTTGCGTGTCTCCTTCTGCAGGAGGCATATTGGTTCCAGCTATTGTTGTTACTAAGCCCTCTGATAAATAATCTTTGTCTTCAAAACCAAAAGGAACCGAAGAAGTCATCACAGCTTCCTCCGCACCAACACGATCCACTAACGTTCCGGGCTCAAAATCATACTGTAAATAATTTAATAATCCTTCGTTTGCCGCCCGATTCCTTTCTATACTATCTGAATCACCTG